GGATGCGTGTCGAGTTGGAGCAGTTGTTGTTGTTCCAGTCGCCATTGGAGTTGACGTACAGGGCGTTGTTGGAGTTGTTGCAGTTCGGAGAGCGGAGCCACCAGTAGGCGGTCGATTCGAGTCGCACCCTATATCAAGCGGGGAACCCGCAGGATACCTTGATTTTTCCTGTTCTTTCAGGAGTTCGCGGACGATAGCCTTTACCATCGCCGCCTGCTGCTTGAGTTCTGCCTGACGGGCCTGCTCCCGGAGCTTTTCAGCGCGAGCGGTGTCCTTCTGCTTCCACGACAGAACCATATTCTTTACGTCCTGAACCTTCCGGGTCCAGACGGCACTTTTGCTTATGGAAATAACTCCGTCGTTCAGAACGAGCTGGATATACTCATTCAGCAAAGAGCATTCGTCGAGGACTACGCCAAGCAGCCGCAGGCGTTCCTCGTACTCAGTCTGGAACATCTTTCCGTTGGCCGCGTGAATGTCCCGAACGATGCTCTTGGCAATCAGACGCATATCTTCGCCGTAGCAGCGATAGAGCGCCTTTGTGAAGCCCTCCCGGTGCGTTCGGTCGAGATATGCGATGGACTCAGAGCAGACCTTCTGGACGTCCCGGATGTCGTCAAGCGCGGCTATCTTCTGGAAAATCTGCCGAACGTCTTTACATGAAATATCCTCGGCCACCGTTTTCGTCGCTTGGTTCGTGTATTTCAGCAGCTCCCGTGCCTTGTTTCCGAGGAGATATTCTTTGTCAGCCACGGTCACACCTTCTTTCGAGGCAGGGGCCATTCCTCGCAGCCTCCAAATCGCTGGAAAGCCCATAGAAAGAGCAGCGGTCGCCCAAAACAGTCAGGCGACCGCTGTTCCCGCTGTGAGTGATGCCGCAGAGCATCAGGTGCGTACTTCGCACATATTTGCAGGGAGGTTCAAGGCTGACGAACAAATTCCCGATGATGCAGGACAGCTCACCGGGCGGACATGAAAATTCAATGTGCTCCATCAGAACTCGATCCTCTTTGCCGTGGTGTTCCAGACGCCCTCTACCACCGTGCCGTCCAGTGTCTCAAATGTGACCGTGAACGGATTTCCGGTGACGGAGGTATTGAACATCAGCTCCAGCAGAGCCAGCCGGGCGGACACGTCGGAGATGCTGTTCTGGATGGAGTGGTGGGCCTCCTCATCGTCGTTGTGGGCATCTACGAGCTTCTGCGCTTCCTTCAGGAATGCCGGGAGCATCGTGACCGAGCAATACTGTTCCACATCTTCCGCCGTCATCCACGCCTCGCATTTGTAGTCAACGGTGACGCCCAGCCCCTCGCCGATGACGATGCACACCGGAAAGCGGCGGACATCTACGCCGGTGTTGGATGCAGCGCTGACGTACTGCGGGTAGTCACCCAGCGTGCCATAGTAGATGAGGACTTCGCCCTTGTCCGGGTCAAAGGCGAACACGCCGAATTCCCGGAGCCAAAATCCGTGGTCAAGACCGCCGTTCAGGTCGGAGCGGTACTCCACGATCATGCGGACGCTGGCCCCATCATAGACCGGGGCGGTCGATGTGCCAGCGGCCACCGGCTCGACCAGCGCGGTCATTGTGGCCGGCTTCACATCATCCGGGATAGTGCCGCTGCCCACCATAATCTTGGAAATCGGGAGCTGCTGCCCGGCAACCAGCTTGGCAATCAGCTCTCGGCCGCTGTCAGTAACAACAAAGCCATAGTAGCTCATAACTCATCCTCCTCAAGTTCAGGCAGTTTTGTCTGCGTGATGTTCTGTGCAGCCGGGACCGGCAGCACAGTGTCGATGAATGCTTCGCCGGTTTCAATCTCCGGCAGGGTCGTTGTCGTATAGCCCCGGCCCAGAATGCCCTCGACCGGCACATCTGCGACCATTTCAGGAGCCTCGGTGTTCGCCACCACCAGAATTGCCACACCCGCCGCCTTGATGAACGGAGCGTTCAGCAGTTTTGAAACGTCAGCTTCCGGTGTCATGGCATCGGTTTCAAAAATCATGGTGGCCGGGATGGCCGGGTCCTCGCGGTAATGCAGGGGCTTGTCCCAGAACATTTTGAACGCCCGGATGATGTCATAGTAGGTGCAGTTGTTGGTGTTCTTCCAGATTTTGTATATCAGGTACGTCCGGTAGGCATCATCATCCAGTACATACACAGATTCTTTGGCGCAGGCCAAAGCACCGGCTTCAAGGCGGGTCAGAACCGCATTGTCGCCGATGCCATCAAGCTGCTTCCCAACTGCGGTCTGGATATTCCGCTTGTCGCGCAGGTCTTCGTAGAACTGTCGAACCTCGTTCAGCTCATCACCAACGGCCTCCATGAGCGCGTCAATGACCGGCTTGCCCTTGAACTGCTCCACAAGATCATCCCGGAGCTTCTGGACGTAATCAGCCATCCATGACCACCTCAATCCTGTTTTCGTCCGTAACGGCCCGCTCCCGTGCCGAGATGGACACGCTGCGCTGGGTGTAGCCAGTGGGCATATCGCCGTCATTCGGTGTTGCAAACAACCATACGTCGATGTAGTCGATGCCAGACACCTGAAGGTTGAACTTCTGCGGGATGACGTTCTCGCCCGCCCCCAGTACGCTCATTTTCTCCAAAATCTGCTCTTTGACAAGCTCGACATAGTTGGTAGGCGGATTTGTGTTCGGGCTCAGAGTGACACCAACCTTGAACCAGACCTTGACGTACGTCGGGCGGTTGAAGCGCACCACGATGTCCTCCCCATAAACGCCGTGCAGGGTAGTTTCTACACTGCCGAAAGTGTTGATGCCGCCAGCCTTTGTGTTCAGGATTTGCTGGGCGATTTCCGTTGCGTCACCGCCCTCGACTACGACCTCGATGCTGTGCGGCCACCGGCCGGCAGAATCGACTTCATTTGTGCAGTTTTCATAGGGAGCTACGCTCACCACACCCTGCACATTCTTCAGGATGGCGCTCTTGATGCTTTCCAGCATGGCAGACGAGCGGTTGTAGATTTTGTTCGTGTAGGACTTTCTGAACTCCACATCACTCTCTGCGAGCTGACCGGCAACATAGCTTCCCACGTTGACCACGGACTCCATGCCCGGAACAGCTTTCGTGATCTTCGTGATTACGCCGTTTGGAATGAAGATGTCGCCCGGCTCGGCAGTCTCAAATGTGACGATGCTGCCCACAGAAGCAGTGGTCAGGTTTTCTGACAGGACCAGCGTATTGGAGCTGGTTTCATCGACTGCCTCGATCACGATGGTGTCGTTGATGACCGTCACATGGAAGTCCTTATCCGTGATGGCTGTTCCCAGAGCCTCTAGGGCTTCGCTGGTGCTTTGTTTGGGGTCAGGGGTGATGGTGTATAGGTTTCCGTTAAGAGCTACCCCAAGGGCCGTTGTAGCCGCCGGTGATGCAAGGATGACGGTGGCCTTGTTGAAAGCCGACCTTGTGATAGTTGCATCTGCGGTAGCTGTCAGACTGGTTGCCGGGTTTGTGTCGGATGCAATCACCGTTCCTGCCGGAATGGTTGTTCCATCCAGACCGGTGCAGAGGATGCTGTAATAGGACTTCGCTGCCATTTCACGGGTGGAGCCACCAAACTGTGCTGCATAGTCCAGACTTACGCCGGTTGCGCTGGACGTGTACTGCGAGTGGTACACATCTACGCCAAATTCCCACAGTTCTGCAATCTCATCTGCGACGTTGGTCAGAGTGTGATTCAGCAAAGACTGCGGGTTCTGCCGGGTATTTACGCCGAGGCGGTCTGTCATCTTGCTGTGCATATCCTCAAGGATGACATCAAGGCGTTTCGGATTTGGCCCCTGCGGGGTCAGGCCATATTTTGCCACGGGATTTTGACCTCCTCTCTAAAACTGTCCTCATCCGTGTTGAACGTGATCTCCACGGATGCCCTACGGCTTTTCTTGTCGATGTTGAACAGGATTTCCGATACATCCGTCACTCCATCGACAGACATCACGGTTTCCCGGATAAGATGCCGGAGTTTGGACTCATTCGGATTTTTGACCAGCAGGTTCTCAAAGTACGGAAAGCCGAGCGAAGGCATCAGCCGCCACTCTCCAAAGAACCAGAGCAAACGAATACGGACAGCCTGTACGATGCTGTCCGTAGCTGAAATGTCGCCTGCCGCCGAGAGTTCTAAGTCCCCGGTGGCATCGAGCTTCAGGTCTATCATGCTTTTCCCTCCTTTACTGCGGCTTCCCGGTCATGCCGCCGCTGTCGCCCCTGTGGACGTGGTTTGCAAGGCTGATACTGCCGTTGGATGCCTTGACATCATCCCTTGCGGTGATGCCGCCCTTGACCGTGAGTTTGCCTTCCATGGTAACGCCATCAGGCGATACCGTCAGAACGGTTCCGCCAACTTCGGCCTGCACAGTGCTGGGCGTAATCTTGACGGTGGTGTCGCCCGCTGCAATCGCCACAGCGTCCTCATCGCAGGCGAGCTTCATGGTGCTGTTGCCGCCAGATGTGAGATTCGGAATGGCAATGGCATTGGTCAAGTCGAACTTCAGTTTGGTGTCAGTTTCCTTGCCGTACATCCAGTAATCGAGCGCCTGCTCACTGAAAACCAGCAGGCATCCATCGCCTTTCTTGATGGGCCATGCAATGGTGACGTTTTTGCTCTGCGGGAACATGACCGGGACTCCTGAGATTTCTGGGAAGTCCATCGTACTGCCATCAGGCTTTGTGAACTTTGCCTTCGGTAACACTGTGGCGACACCCTTGTCCGGGTCGTAGCTTTTTATCTCGCCCGGCAGGGCCGTGTGCATATCCTCCGTCGCGCTGCGGGCGCTTTTATTGATTTGGTCAACAAACTCCTGCATCATTCTTGCTTCACCTCCAGCAGGCGGGCTGTGCAGCTCCACGAACCTTCCGTGTTGTCGCCTTCAATCCGAACTGAGTAAACCCGGAAATACCCCTTGACCACCTTGCTATTCAGGTACACATAATCGTCCAGCCCGATTGCGGCGTTCATCAGGTACTCCACGTCCCAGCCGTAGCTGTATCCCTTGTCCTCATTGGAGATTTGGACACGCTCTGGGAGGCCCAACAGGCCCGTTTCTGCCGAAAGCTCATACACCTCGCGGCTCATCGTATCGCCCGGCTTTTTGACCTGCAAGACGCCGTTGTTGATGCTCCAGACCAGCCCGCTGGTTTCACAGGCTTTCGTCAGCACATTTCTGGCTGGGCCAACGTAGCTGTATCCATTGGGGATGTCCTTGAACTCTGCGTTGTAGGAGAAAGATACCGTCACGCCCATCTGATCTGCGGTGTCCTGAATCAGGGTTTTGCAGTTCACAGCCCCGGAATAACTGACGGAAACGTAGGTGTCGCGGACTTCGATGCGGTTATCCACCAGCTCGATCTCCGTTGACCTGTCTGCTCCGTCAGCCTTTGTCGTGGCAAATGTGACCACGCCGGTGAAGATGAGCGGACGGGTGTCGCCGTACCCCGCATGGAGTACGACCACGCAGTCGTTTTTACTCAGCTCTGCAAGGTGTTCGTCGCTCAGGTTCCAGATGGTCACTGCACTGCAATAGTTATTGATGGTGCCTATACCAATACTTTCCATATTAGAAAGGAGAGTTTTGGTCAAGTCGTGTCCGTTATTCCAGGTGCCGATAGACGATTCTGTGAAGATCAGGTCCTTCTCAGGAGCTCGTTGGTAGACGTTGAGCAGTTCGCTGCGATTACCTCCATAGTCATGGTAGGCTGCTCCTGCTATATACTTAGCGGCTTCGGAATCGTTGTATATCTGGTAGGGATAACCGTTTTGGTCGCTTTTGTTATCATAATTGTAGTTGTGGTCGTAAGCGTATATTTTGGTGGAAAGTCCAGCAGCCTCAAAAGCAGGACCCAGTACTTTCACAAAATCACGTTGTTCTTTCCATTCCATCACCAGTGAGGCTGAGTTCTTGTTGTTGAGTGGTTCGTTCTGTATGGTGATGGCATTGATGGGAATACCAGCTACCTGAAATGCCTGTATCCACTTCACAAAATAGGTGGCATAGTCAGCATAGT